GGGTTACGGAAAACTACTGCTTCGCGTCGAAGACGTGGACAGTCACGGCGATGCGATAGCTCAGCGACGTGCCGCTGGCGTTCCATGCGACAAGCTGAAATCCTTTTGTCGAATGACTGTTCGTAATCATCGAGATGTTGTTGAACGACGGCACTTTGTTTTTAGCGTCGTTCATCAACTGTAATTCAACGGAGTATGAATCCCAGTTTGCCGCTTCGATCGGCAGTTTGATGTCTATTGACGTGTTCGTGTTCGGCTTGAAGATCATGGACGTGACGCAGTAGGCGTCATAGCCTCTAGGCCGCGCGACCACGACCCATTCACCAGACTGGAATACGGAAAGCTAGCGGATTGGGTATGTGACGGTTCCGGCGCACTGTTGGCTACTGCCTGTCGAACCGAAGTTAGCAATTCGGATGACACCATTCGCTTGAACAATCAACATTCGCGCGGTCTGACCGTTGGACACGCAGCACATGCCGTTGACTTCAACCGGAGGCCAATACTCTCGCGGCAGAACGTACTTGCACTGTTTCGTATCCCAACTGCCAGCACCAATCGTGCCGCTGAACTTCACGAATATCAACGTTCCGGTTTTGATGACGGTGAACCCTTCGCCGTCGTACAGGGTTACGGAAAGCTACTAAAAATGGATTTCCACGATTCCACCTGTGACAACAACTTCAGGACCGACGAGCAGATTGACTGTCCCATCAGGTGCAATCGATACTTGGACCGAACGTTGCAGGTATGACGGGTGGATGAATGGAATCGCCACTGTCGTTCCGGACGACAGTGTGGCTCTGCCATTCAAGGACTTGATCGCATTTGGGTTAGATACCCTACCGATTGGGTACGGTCCGCCACTAACGTTGCTGTTGCCAAAAGTAAGGGTTACGGAAAACTATTCCGTCATCCAACAGCCGTGCGCCGTGGAGTAGGCGGATTTCGGGTCGCCAAGCATCTGCACCTTCCCGCTACGCGCAACAAGCAGGCTGAAACCGCAGGACGGGAACGCGATGATGCTCATGTCGGCGAGCGGACGGAACGCTTCTGGGATGGTCTCCAACGCCGTCGAGTAGTTCTGCTGTCCACTGCCGGTGAACTTGACGTTGCCGTTGATCGTGACGACGCGTCCGACGCGACACAGAGTGAGGCTGTCGGATGTATATGGCGGTTTCCATTGCTGGGTTACGGAAAGCTACTAAAAATGGATTTCCACGATTCCACCTGTGACAACAACTTCAGGACCG